AAAAATAAATAATCAATGCCAACTACTGATCTTATATCACCATTTGTAGTGAGTTGTGCAGGAGGCTTAACACTTAATAAAGATGTGTTTTCTATGGCTCCTGGAGAAGCTCTTATACTACAAAATTTTGAGCCTGATATTAAAGGTGGATATAGACGTGTCAGTGGAACAGCACAATATAATACTACAATTGTACCACAAGGATCTAGTAATAGTAGTTTAGTTGTTGATTGTTCAATTATATTTAATGGACAAATAATTGCAGCTAGAGGTGGAGATATACACAGAGGAACTACTTCAGGTAGTTTTACTACTTTAACTACAGGACTTGGTACATCTAGTAGAGCATATGACTTTGAAAAATTTAATTTTAATGGAACTGATAAATTAATTATAGCAACAGGTCATTCAGCTGCACAAATAATTAATACAAGTTTTGCAGTTGATGTAGTAAATGCAACAGGTGGAGGAACAGCTCCAAGTAATCCTAAATTTGTAAAAGCATTTCAAAACCATATGTTTTATGCTGGTGCAACTAACTCACAAGAAATTATATTTAGTGTACCATTTGAAGAAGATAATTTTACAACTGGTAGCGGTGCAGGATCATTTAAAGTTGACTCAACTGTTGTTGGATTAAAAGTATTTAGAAATGAATTAATTATATTTTGCCAAGATAGAATATATAAATTAACAGGAACATCAAGTTCTACATTTGCAGTACAAGAAGTTACAAGAAATATTGGATGTAGAGATGGTGGTAGTATTCAAGAGATTGGTGGTGATGTTATATTTTTAGCACCAGATGGTTTAAGAACTATTGCTGGTACGGCAAGAATTGGTGACGTTGAACTTGGATCTATATCTAGACAAATACAATCTAGAATTGATGAAGTTACATTAGATAGAATAACTTCTGTAGTTATTAGAGATAAATCACAGTATAGATTATTTTATCCAGTAACAGCTACAGGACAATTATCATCAAAAGGAATTATAGGTGTATTAAAAAATAATCCTAATACAGGATCTATTGGATTTGAATATGCAGATATAGTTGGTGTTAAACCAGCTTGTACAGATTCAGATTTTATAAGTAATGTTGAAACTCAAGTATTTGGTGGTTATGATGGTTTTATATATAAAATGGAATCAGGTAATACATTTGCAACAGGTGCAACAACTACAACTATACAGGCAGTATATAGATCACCAGATATGGTAATGGGTGACCCAGGTTTAAGAAAGTATATGCAAAGAGTTAATCTAAACTATGAAGGTGAAGGAACAACTATTGATGCAAACTTAGCTCTTAGATATGATTATGATGATCAGAATACTCCACAACCAGCAAAGATAGCATTACCTAGTGTAGGTGGTGCAGGAACATACGGAGCAGCTAAATATGGTCAAGCATTATATGATGCATCAGGTGTTCCATTAGTAAGACAATCAGTAGAAGGTTCAGGATTTGCAGTAGCACTACAGATAGATGATCAAAATAGTGCAGACTCATTTTCAGTAAAAGGCTTTCAGTTAGAATTTACCCCAGGAGGAAGAAGATAATGGCAGGCTATTCAGCACGACAATCCAGCTTTACAACAGGTGATACTATCACTGCTGCTCACAGCAATGATGAGTTTAACCAGGTACTAGCTGCATTTCACGCAACTACAGGACACTCGCATGATGGTACTGCGGGTGAAGGTGGACCTATTAGCACTCTTAGAGATGCTGATAGTAATAACAAAATATTAGTTGATACAACTAATAATCATTTAGAATTTTATGTAGAAGTATCTTCTTCTGCTACACAACAATTAAGAATACAAGATGGTGCAATTGTACCTATTACAGATAATGATATAGACTTAGGAACTTCCTCTCTTGAGTTTAAAGATTTATATGTAGATGGCACGGCATATGTTGATGCTATTAATTACAATGGTACAGCTATAAGTGCCACAGCAGCAGAACTTAATATACTTGATGGTGTAACTTCTACAGCAACAGAATTAAATATAATTGACGGTGATACAACAGCTACTTCAACAACAGTTGCTGATGCTGATAGAGTTGTACTAAATGATGGTGGTACAATGAAACAAGTTGCAGTTACAGATTTATCTGCATACTTTGATGATGAAATTACGGCAATGCCTAATCTTACATCAGTTGGAACACTTACAACTTTAACAGTTGATAATATAATTATTAATGGAACTAATATAGGTCATACATCTGATACAGATGCTTTAGCTATTGATTCAAGTGGTAATGTAACAGCATCACAAAATTTAACTGTAACTGGAGATCTTACAGTATCTGGTGATGATATTACTATGGGTACAAATACTGCTGGTAATTTATTAGTTGCAGATGGTACAAATTTTAATTCAATAGCAGCAACATCATTATCTGAAATATCCACAGTTGCAAATGATGATGTTTTTATAGCAGTTGATACTTCTGGTGGTGGACTTAAAAAAATTGCAAGATCAGCAATTGTAGCAGGATTAGCTACATCAAGTGCAATATCTAATGTGGTAGAAGATACTACACCACAATTAGGCGGTAATCTTGATATGAATGGTGCAGATATTGTAACTACTTCAAATGCAGATTTAGAGTTAGCCCCTAATGGTACAGGTCATGTAACTGTTAAAGGTAACACAAACGCAGGTGCTATTCAATTTAATTGTGAATCTAATTCACATGGTCAAATTTTAAAATCCCAACCACATTCAGCAGCAGTTACAAATGAAATGTTATTGCCAGCAGGTTCTAGTTCAACTCTAGTATCATTAGTATCTACAGATACATTAACTAATAAAACTTTAACTACACCAGTTATTGCAGAAATAGATTCAGGTGCAGATATTACTTTAGATGCTACAGCAGACATTGTTTTAGATGCAGGTGGTGCAGATATTACTCTTAAAGATGATGGTACAACTTTTGGTAGTTTAACAAATTCTAGTGGTGAATTAGTAATTAAATCAGGCTCTACACCTACTACAGCTATGACATTTAGTGGGGCTAATGTAACTTTTGCAGGAACAGTAACTATTGGATCTGCGGGTATATCAGAAGCAGAATTAGAAATATTAGATGGTGCGACAGTTACGACAGCTGAATTAAACATCTTAGATGGTGTAACTTCAACAGCTAGTGAAATAAATATAATAGATGGAGATACATCAGCAACTTCTACAACTTTAGTAGATGCAGATAGATTAGTTGCAAATGATGCTGGTACTATGAAACAGGTAGCTTTAACAGATGTTAAAACATATTTAAATAGTGCAGGATTTGTAACAGATGATCCAACAGCTTTAGCTATAGCACTTGGGTAATAATCATTGACTTTTTTAAAAATAACGATATAATATATAAGTAAATAGGAGAAAATAAATGGCAAATACTTTTAAGGTAGTAACATTTGCAGCAGAACCAGCTAGTGCTGGAACAGCCTACAAAATGTATACTTGTGCAGGAAGTACAACTACAGTTGTTCTTGGACTGATCCTTACTAATATTCATAGTTCTGCAGTAACAGCAGAGGTAGAATTAGTTAGTGACACAGGTAGCAGAGGTGGTGCTAACAATGTTTCAAATGGTACATCATTCCTTGTTAAGGATGTAAATATTCCTGCAGGAAGTTCACTTGAATTATTATCAGGTGGTAAGGTTGTATTAGAAGCAACAGATGAAATCAAGATAGATTGTTCTGTAGCAGATAAACTATCAGGAACACTTTCCATAATGGAGATAACGTAAGATGTCTTATATTGGACAAGAACCAAATACAAAAGCATTAACAGCTTCAGATATAGCTGACAATTTAATTACGTCTGCTAAATTAAATTACACTGAAACAGCACTTACAGATCAAGCAACTGTTACTTGGGATGCATCTACAGAAGATGTATGTAAATTAACTTTAGGTGCTAATAGAACATTAGGTGCTCCTTCTAATGGAACTACTGGTCAGTTTATTTCAATACTTGTTATTCAAGATGGTACAGGTTCAAGAACTCTAACTTGGAATGCCGTGTATGAATTTGCCTCAGACACAGCCCCAACATTGACTACAACAGCTAACCTTGGAGATGTATTTGTATTTCGATACAATGGATCTAAGTGGTTGGAAGTTGGTAGAAATCAAGCATTAACATTATCGTAGGAGAATTATGTACGCATTAGTAGAATCAGGATCTATTACAAAAATATTTACTAATCCTAAAGGATTCGTATTAAATAATAATCAATACCCAGCTGATATATTTAGTAAGTGGACTAAAAATGAAAAAGAAGCTATTGGTATTTATGAAGTTGAGACTGATAGTACAAACTTTAAAGATGAAAAATGGTATATTAATACTAATGAATCATATGCATTTGGTAGTGGTAAAGTAACTAGATCATGGGGTACAGCTACAGCTAAAAAACATGCAGATACTTTATGGACATCACAAGATAAAACAGATGATTTAATACCTGCTGGTAAAGATGTAGGTGATGTTGCAGTTGAAGGATTAAAAACAATTTTAATTAGAAATATAAAAGCACAAGCTGCTGGAATATTACAAGATACAGATTGGTATGTTGTTAGAAAAGCAGATGCTGGAACAGCAGTACCATCAGCAATTACTACGCATAGAGCAGCAGTAAGAACAAAAGCAGCTAGTATGGAAACATCAATTACAAATGCTAGTAATACACCAGCATTAGAAACTTTATATGCTTATGTAAATACAGCTGATGAAGGTGATCCAGTTGTAATGGAGAGACCATTAGGTGAATTGCCAGTATTGGAGAGTTAATGCCAATTAATAATTTTCTTCTACCAGGAGCTAAAGTTACAACAGGATATGATGTAGCTAACTCATGTAGGTTTAATGATGATGATAGTGCTTATATGCACAAGACACCTAGTGGTGCTGGAAATAGAAGAACTTGGACATTTAGCTGTTGGGCAAAAGTAGGAACTCCAGCACATCATTCTACATATTTTGGTGCTAATAATGCTTTTCAATTAGAGTTTCATAGTTCTGGTGCGATGTTAGCTTGGAAAACAGGCGGAGATTTTATGAAAACAAATGCTTTGTATCGAGACCCTAGTGCTTGGATGCATATAGTCTGGGCATTTGATACAACACAAGGTACAGCCTCTAATAGAGTAAAACTGTATATAAATGGAACTCAAGTTACAAGCTGGGCAACAGCATCTTATCCAAGTGAAAATGAGGAATTAGAAATTAATAATACAGTTGCTCATTATGTAGGTGATTATCATACTGGAACATCAGAAAATATGGATGGTTATTTAGCTGAAGTTTGTTTAATAGATGGAACAGCTTATGCCGCCAGCGATTTCGGAGAATTTGACGAAGATACACCTACAGTTTGGAAACCGAAAGATGTATCAGGTTTAACTTTTGGTACCAATGGATTTTATTTAGATTTTGAAGATAGTAGTAATTTGGGTAATGATGCAAATGGTGGAACGGATTTAACAGAAGTTAACCTTGCCGCAACAGATCAATCTACTGATACTTGCACAAATAATTTTTGTACTTTAAATCCTTTAAAACACAATACAACTTTATCTGAAGGAAATTTAAAATGTGTTACAGGAACAGGAACAAGCCAAGTTGCAACTTCAACTTTTGCACCAAACGCAGGAAAATGGTTTTGGGAAGTAAGGGTTGATACCAAAACAGCATTAATGATAGGTGTTGCAGATGTTGATGCTAGTCTAGCAAACTCTGATTGGCAGGCATCTGGTGGGTATTATTATTATAATACAGGTGTTACTTATCATAATAATAGTAGTTCAAGTTATGGTGATTCTTGGGATGATGATGATATTATTGGAGTTGCTTTAGATTTAGATAATAATAAAATTTATTTTTCAAAAAATGGTACATTTCAAAATAGTGGAGATCCTACAAGTGGATCAAGTGGAACTGGTGCGGCTTTTACTTTAACTGGTCAATACTTTCCAGCTTTGTCAAATGGCTCATCACATAGTGGAGCAACTGCACAAATGAATTTTGGCTCTCCACCTTATAGTGAAAGTGGTGGAAATTCAGATGGTAATGGTTACGGAAATTTTGCTGGGTCTGTACCATCAGGATATTATGCACTCAATAGCAAGAACTTAGCGGAGTACGGATAATGGCTTTACATTCGTTACACTCATGCAAAGAAATTAAAAAAGGATTTTAATGGCTTATACAACAATAGACAATCCAGAATTATATTTTCAGACTAAGCTCTATACTGGAAATGCAAGTACACAATCCATAACTTTAGATGGTTCTGAAAATATGCAACCTGATTGGGTATGGATTAAGAATAGAAATGCCACAGTAGATCATGCAATTTTTGATAGTGTTAGAGGAGTACAGAAACAAATTAAATCTAATACTAACGAAGAAGAATTAACAAGAACAGATGCTTTATCTAGTTTTGATTCTGATGGATTTTCAATAGGAGCTAGAACATCACTTAATGGAAGTGGAAATGGTATTGTAGCTTGGTGCTGGAAAGAGAGTGCTGATGCTGGGTTTGATATAGTTTCATTTACTGGAAATGGAAGTGCAAGAACAATATCACATTCACTTTCAGCAGTCCCACATTGGATGGTAGTTAAAAATAGAGATGAAGCAGAAAATTGGTGTATTTATCATACAAGTATAGCAAACACTAAAGCACTTATACTTAATACAACTACTGCAGAACTTACCGATTCTAAATTTTGGAATGACACTTCTGCTACTTCTTCTGTTTTTACTGTAGGAAATGGTACAGAAGTTAATGGAAGTTCTGATAATATGATTGCTTATTTATGGACTGCTAAACAAGGTTTCAGTAAGTTTGGTTCATACACAGGAAATGGAAATGCTGATGGAGCCTATGTACACTTAGGATTTCGACCAGCTTGGATTGTGGTTAAAAGAACAGATAGTGCAAATAGCTGGATGATGTATGATAATAAAAAAAACCCAATAAACCTTGTTAATAATCCTTTGTACGCAGAAGGCAGTGATGCAGAAGGAACTTCATCTGCCGCAAGTTTTGATTTTTTGTCAAATGGTTTTAAATGTAGAGGAACAGGCTCAGCTATAAACGCTTCTGGTGCAACAATGATTTATATGGCTTTTGCAGAATCTCCATTTACAAATTCTAAAGGTGTACCAAACAACGCAAGATAAAATTAATTAAGGAGAATAAATGGCATATATAGGAAAACAACCAGTAGTCGGAAACTTTCAAGTTTGTGATGCTATATCCGTAGTAAACGGACAGGCAGCATATACTATGCAAGTAGCCTCTGCTAATGTGGAGCCAGAAAACGCTAATCACATGCTGGTTAGTTTAAATGGTGTCT